CCGTATACTCCGTCCACTCCTCTTCCTCTTCCTCTTCCTCTTCCTCTTCCTCTTCCTCTTCCTCTTCCTCATAAATCTCAGGATACAGGGTACCGAGTTGCTTTCCAGCGACGTTGCGAGCGGCGTACATTAGGCCCAAGGAAATGTCCTTTTGCGTTATTCCTTGACGCCCGCAAGCCTTGGCATAGTGACCTGCAAGGACAACGGATGACTCCATGACGGGGCGAAAGATGTCATCGGCCGCCTCGTAGAAAGAATCCATGTTAAGTTCTCCCTCACCAGTCTTCATTATTAGATTTGATATGTTTTCTTTTAAGTGATAAAGACAGTAAAAGTAGTATAAGTGGGGGAGACCCCAAACGCTCCTATAACATAACTGGTTAGTGTGGCGGTCTTATGAGCCGCAAATCCGAGTTCGAGCCTCGGTAGGAGCAAAATACAACTCAAAAATTCCATCAAACCCTATTCGGGCCAAGACGTCACTTGAGCCTCCTGTCCAAAGAACTTTGACAATCTCGCAATCGTCAAAAATCTTTGTAATTCTCCCCTTTGTTGTGCCGTCAGGTCCGCGTATGACCAGGGCGCCAATCTCGGCCGTCTCTGTCGTGACGCACCGTGGCCGGCCATGTTCCCACATTTGGCGGATCTCCTCGAACTTTGTGCCGGCCTTTCGAACCTGTTCTTCTGTCTGAGTTCCCATGTCTCTTGTCTGCCTTGACATAAGACCCCTCCTTAATAGGGCATCATTTACAACTTTATCAGGAATCGCAAGTTTTTTAGAAATTTCTTCAATTGACAAGTTTCCATACTGATAGAATGCTGCCGCCATATGTCGTTGACGCGACGCTATGGCTCCAGTTGTTCTTCCGTGCCGTTTGGCTATTTCGCTGATTGCAAGACCCTGACCGAGTTCCTCGGTGAACCTGGCCTCCTCTTCGGGTTTCCAGGCGGATCCAGCCATTTGTACTTGACAAAGAGGAGCCTCTCGGCCTTAAGCAAACATAGTTGATCTTTGTTTATTGGTAGGCTTGGACTTTGGGACATCTGGGTCGGTGCTCGAGTACCAGCGGTCATCTACGTGGGCCATCCATGGCATCCTGATGCGGTCTAGGGCTTTCCTGCAGATGACGCAGGGCATAGAACATCCGGGAAGGCCATCCTTACGGGTCCTTTGGATTATCAAAGGGCCAAACTTTCTATAGGTCCAGTGAACAAAACGGGCAGGCTTTACTCCCTCTCGTTTTGCTTGCTGATGCAGACGCGCCAGAACTATGCGTTCGGCGCAACAGTGAAAAGAGTTTTCAGTAGGCCCATACGGGACACCGGGGGTGCTGCGCACCCCCACCAGCCAAAGAGCACACTATGTACATTTATTTAATAGAGATCTAGTTCCTTATGCCTTTCGGCGCTTCGGACTCATGGATGTTCCACGGTTGCGAAACCGAGGACTCGGTGGCGAGGGCATGGGGCTCGTGCCGACGTTGCGAATATGGCCCGTGCGTAGATTGAAAGCACGCTTAGCCGTGCGATACACGCGACTCCCGGGACTTCCCTTGCTTGCGGGGCGCGCCGTGCGTTCGCGCCAGTGAAGCGCTGCCCGGCCGACTAGACGTTTAATTCGGGCGCTTTCAGCACGCTGAGCATTTGCCCGGGCCTTGTTAATCATCTTAATCTTGTTGCCGATCTGCTTCTCCAGACGGGCAATCTCCATCATGAGTGTTTGACGTGTACGGGGGCTAGGGCCTTGGGCGGTGTAATTAAATCGGCGTTTCTCGAGATTTGTGATCCTTCCCACGGCGCTCTTTATTCCCCGGGCTTTGTTGGCCGCCACGGAATTGTTTACCCGCTTTTTAAAATTATTTATATTTTGATTAATTCGGCCAAGGGTTTCATAGTTCGCGGCCGAAAGGCGTGGCGCGGGGCCGTTTCCAAACCCCTGTGCATTCGCCTCCCAATTACGCAACTGGCGTTCGAACCTCTTGAAATTTAGATAAAGTCTGTTGCTCATTTAATTTTACTAAACAATATTATTTAAAATGGAGTTTGAGGAAATCAAAAAGATACTTGCCTCCATAGATCAGAGGTTGTCCAAGATAGAAAAGGAATGCGCCAAGATGAATGGCCATGTGGATTTTGTAGAACGCGTCTACCAATCAGTCTGCAAGCCCATGAATCTCATCTTGGGAACTCCACTAATTGAAAATAAAAACCCTGAAGAAAGTAATGAATAAGTTCCTGTTGTTGGCGGTAGCGTGCTTCACGGGTTTCATAGGAGACTTTCTGCTTCAGACGGGTGTTCGGGTTGGTCTTGGAGGCCCGACAGGGTGGGGACTCAAGGACTACTTTCGGCTTCACGGAGCGGCAGAGTCGCTCTTTATACCTGGCGGTATGATGTCTTTATTTTACGCCTTATTTCTGCTGTCTGGAATTCCAGTCACATTCGTAAATCTTGCAATATATGGAGTTCTATTAGACTTTATTTTCAGAATATTCATGATATTCCCGAGTCTCAAGGGATACTATGAGTACTTCAACTACTTCTGGTCGGCCGTGTGGGGAATCATCCCCCTGTGTCTTCCTTTGGCCATTGTTATTTTAATAATTCCTCGAGTATCTTGATGCGCTCGTGCATAAGGCCCTCAAGGACTATGTCCATCATCTCGAGCGACTTTTTGGCCAGTACGGCTGCCTCGAGCAAACGAATATACTCCGAGGCGTACAGGATATTTGGATTCGTCACTGGGCCATAGATGTCTTTGGGGAAGATGGCTTCGGGCGAGCGCTTCTTAAAGTCTTCGAGATGAGACAAGGCCATGTTGAGGGCCTTTTCTCTCTCATCTCTCTTTGCGAAAAAATCGGTCCTGACTGGTGAGCGGATGCTTAGTTCCATGCTATAATGTGGAGAGAATCCTTTATTACACTTCAATAAGTAAGCGAGCAGTTCCAAGGGCGCTCTGGCGCAGGCTTGGCGGTCTTGGGTTCTTCGGGGGTGATCTCCACAATCTCTAGATGGCCAACAAGTTCAGGCCTTTTCTCGTGAATGGCCATAAAGAGCCGAGTCGCATACTCGTGTGTGGATGCGTGAAACGGCGCGAAGCTCTTGTCGGTCTTGTGGACGATGTTGTAGAATGAAGCCATTTGTGGCGAGTGCGTAGCACTCTTTCTCTCAAGACCCAGACCTAGGGTACAGAACCCTAATTCTTGTATCAGACAACTTTATCGAAAGGCATCTTGGAGATGTTAAAGTGAAACTCTTTGCGCTCGCTGCTGCGTATGAGAGCCTCCTTGGCCTCCTTGGCCTTTTCTTCACTCGAAAAATACCAGCACTCGAGAGCATACCGAGCGTGTGACAGAACCCAGATGTGATCCATTTAGTTATTCAACGGCCCGAGTCCTTATGCCGTTCTAGGCTTGTCTGCAATAATACGAGCGGCTTCAATGATCTTATCACCCAGATAAGCCAGCCCAAATCCAACCTGAATTCCTAAAAAAATACTTGAAAAGTTTATACCCGACATACTTATTCAGCGCTGCGCGTTTCTAACTGGAAAGAAAAGCTTCATTTACTGTTTAGGGCTCCGTGGGTTTAAGTATCATACATTCAGCGTCTGACATAGACCTTATGTGAAGGGCATTCTTTCTTATTAACAACAGATCACGGACAGAAGCAGCTATTACTGTAGATATACCGACAGCGGCAAAAACACAAATAAAAATAATAACTGGTTCCATTTGTTCTTACTCTTTTAGGGCTTCAATATCCTTAAGCCATAGGGGTCGTTTTTCAAGATTGGTAGGGCGCACGCAAAGGTGTATATCAACATAATTTTCATATTGCCAATCAGCAATAACGCATGTTTGTGCCCACAGCCATGCAGAGTACATGTCACCACCGAGGGGGAGTTTACATTTTTGTGCGATCTTTCGAGGCTTGAAACCAAGCGCCCTCCTCGTGTCTATGTCGCAAAAGGATGCAATAGACTCGAGGAGGTCGTAGGGCAACTCGGACCAGATCTTGGGGTCCAGGGGCTGCGTCCCGTCGCAGCGTATCTGCTCCATTTTTCTTACTCTTTTAGGGCTCCGTGGGTTTAAGTGCCTTGCATACATAATCGAAAAAGCGTTTTATATCGCTTGTTTTAAAAGTGTGGAGTGTTTTGTCTTTCATTTCAATAACAACGTATTTATTAACATAGTCGCAGAAAATTTTGTTGACTTCTTCTATTTCAAGATTTACAGCATGGTCATTTCCTATTATCAGGACCATATTACTCTTTTAGGGCTCCGTGGGTTTAACTAGTTGTGTTATGAAACGAGTCGGGCATCGCTTCTATTTCAGCCCGCAAACGTGTTTTTACAAGATAGAGAGGTGAGTCTCGTTGAACTTCGCCAATCTCTTTGATACGCGCGTAACACGCCTCTTTGCGGTCTTTTTGAGCCTGAGACATGCTAGCCCGAGCCGCCTCGTAGCGGGACAACTTGACTTTGGTGACCTTTTCAACACCCACATTGAATGGCTTCTTGAAAATGCTAATTCGTCTGTTTTCGAGTTCTTTCATCTTGTTTCGTGCATTTTTTTCGGATGAAAAGAACCACTGTTCGGCGGATTCGCCGTCAGACAGAACCCAGATGTGGTCCATTTGTTCTTACTGATTTAGGGCTCCGTGTGTTTAAGTACTTTTTAAACGACAATTATTTCTAGGCCTTCATCGGCTGTAGGTTCCTCGAACTTCTTGCGGTACAGGTACAGGGCGATGTTCGGCACGGGCTTTTCTCGCAACTTGTTCCGCTCGAGGGCCACCTCAATCGGGGTCGCCACGTGGATGCACTGCGCGGGCAGGTTGTGACGGCGCGCAAAGGCCACGTACTCCGCGCGCCGCGCCTTTGTCGCGTTCGTCGCATCGAACACTATCGACTGGCCGGGGGCAGTCTTCAGAGCCGCCTCGGCCGCCTTTATCATTTTCGGGGCCGTCTTAAACGCATCTCCAGAAATGACAGAAACGTTGGACTGGTTCGCAAGGGTCGACTTTCCGGACCCGGGGTAACCGACCATGATAATGACGCGCTGGCACATTGTTCGAGTCTGGAAGACTCATGCTCTAGGGGGACACTCTTAGGAACATAACATGAATTTTTACACAGGCTCGCATGGGATGAAATGCCTTTGGAGAATGTGGTCCATGCACATCGCGTGATTTGTCAAGGCCGGCTTCTGACACATGGTGCGTGAACACGTAGTCGTCTTGACGGCGATAGGCGCGTGCCGACACATGGGACACGATGATTTCACCTTGCACCACTTGGTAAGGCACTCTTTATGGAATTTGTGATTGCATGTGGTCGTAGACGTCGGCCACCACTCGAGCGCTTGGTGGCACACGGGGCAATCCTCCATTTGGTCGTTGGCTTCTAAGGGACGCGAGGGGACACTCAAAGGAACAAAACACGAATTTTTACACAGACTCTATATAGCTCCACTCGTGGTTGGTCGTCTTGCCGTTAAAATAGTTTAGCGTATGACACTTTTGGGTCTTACGATCAAACTTAGTAAAGTGGAACAATCCGTCCTCGCGAAGCCAGATGATGATGGCGTAGTCCTTGAACTCGCGCCGGAACATAGGCTTCCCGAAGGTGCGCTTGGTCATCAGAGCGTTGAGGCGAGTGAGAAACTTGGGATCCATTCGTAAGGGCTTGTTGTTGTTTTTGTGAAGACAAGGGACGCGAGGGGCGCCCTCTAGGGAACAGAACACGAATTTACTCGCTCTCTGAGTCCTCGTCTCCGTCAGAATCAAACACATCAGTTCTCGCATAACACTGCGGAGAGATATGCCCTTCACGCCCGCATGTATAACAGACAAGGACGTTGGAACGTGCATAACACTGAGATGCCCAATGGCCGTTTCTTCCGCATTTTAGGCACCTATCAGTTGCTCCCAGAACTTCACGACGCTCATCTTCAAGATCCTCTTTCCGAAGATTGGGATTGCAATATGAACCTCCGCGGACATTCCACCACCCATAGCGGGCCATATATTCTTTCGTCACAAGGTCTTCCTCGAGGTTCGACATATTTTCTCGAACCTCGAGGACGCCTATTGGAGGGTGAAGCTGAGTCCACGCACTTCCGTAACCACTAAAGTGTGAGCGAATACGCGATGCTGGATCGCTTGTTTTCCCGACATAGTACTTGCCGTGCTGAAGACTTAGGACGTATATATTAGTAGGCATTTTTGTTTGAAAGACCGGGACAAGGGACAAGCACGAGTTCACAAAACACGAATTTTTTGTCATGTTATACTAATGAACAACTTTGAAAGAATTTTAAAAGGCACAAATTTTCATGTGAAAAAGGGATATTCATACGGAAATTACAAACAGTTTTCTATAGTACATAAGCCGACAAGTTCCTACGTGAATATTCAAAATTTTAAGAATTCAATCCATCTTTCCGGGGGAGAAACACTACCCAACCGGCGTGGCAAGGGTATCGGAACAAATTTGAGAGCTCTCGCGACCCTCTTTGCCATTATTTCTAAAAAGAATATTCGACAGACTGGTCTCAATCTAGAGAACCGGTCGAAAATAAGACATCTAACAAAAGGAACTCCCAATATTCCCACATCAACCTATATTTTGCGTGAAAGACTCGGGTGGAAATCGCATCCTACAAATACAAGAAACTCAGTTTTCAAGGTTGGGAATAATACTAATAAGGTTAAGTCTAGGCTAAAAATGAAGTAAATTTTTACACATCTTCATCGTCATCTAGTCCTAGAAAGTCTCGAACATACTTGGGGGCTCCGTAACAGGACTCGGTGATTATCCACGCGTGCGGAACATCCCTAACTACCTTGTACTTGGCCAGAACCTGGAATACCTCTAGGTTCCAATGACACGAGTCTCCCCGCCAATACCCGTCGTGTCCCTGAAGGACCATCTCAAGGACTGAGAAGCCATCCTCGTCCTTGGCGTTCACATCAGCGCCATTCTTCCAGAATATCTCGATTGTCTCCGCATCGCGCCACTCGGCCATCTGCAGAAGCCCCGCCGTATTCACCTCAGGTGTCTGCATCCAAAAGAGGCAGTCTATGCTCGGGCCATCCTCATTCTGCTTGTAGACGGCGATAAGAGCCTTGGCAATCTCTGTGGCTGCAGAGGGAATGGAGGCCCTGACCTCTTTCTCGGCCTCTTTGATGAGGAGGTAGTCGCGCTTACTAAGCAGGTCAATCTCCTTCTGGCGGATAGACGCAATCTCTTGCTCGATAGAGGCGATGGGGTCCATTGTGTTTGAGTCTGAAAGATTCATGCTCCCGAGACGCGAGCCGAGGGCACAGAACCTAGTTTTTACTCAGTCTCATAAATTTCTATATATATAAAGTAAATGCCGAACAGCCCCCGATCACCAGCCCGTCGTGTAAATTTCAACACTCGGACAGCCGCCAACCGGAGCTCACCGTCGCCAAACCGTCGTTCTCCAACTCTTCGTCCCAATCTGCGAGGCCAGCCAGGCTATCGTGCCCCTTTCGCCGCGTGGCGGCCGCAGACGCGGCCAAGGCCACGCAGTCTCCGTCGTTCTCCAGTTCTTCGTCAGCCGTTGTTTAATAACTCCAACTTACAAAAAAACACAGCCTCCACGAAGATTCTGGCAGCCCTGCGCGGCTTTTTGGCTCGCAAGAAACACCTTCCTAACAACAAGTTCCTGGGCGTCATAAATCCTAACGGGACTATTCTGGTCGGTATAAAACCTACGCGCCTTGGTGCTTCGGCCGCGAAGGCGTCCGCAAATATGAAGCAGTATAACAGGTACATGGCACGCCTCCGGGGATTTCAACGAAACACTAGACCCTGAAGAGACTTGCGGTACATCTCAACCAGGTCATCGTGCTCACCTGGGATTCCCTTGTACCTATAAGAAGGGTCTATGTTTTCAAGAATTGCGCGATCCTGCTCTACTATCGCCTTGCCCATGAGGATGAAGAGTTCTGAAGGAACCCCAAAGTTTTGGGAAAATCCTACAAACATCTTAGTTTCAGTGTCTGATACAGGGCACAGCGTCACGTACGTCGTGAGGATCTTCCCCCCATGGATAATCACGTCGGACCACGTCGTATAGGGCAAGACAAACTTGTGGAAATTCTTGGTCGTGTCGAGACCAAAGAACCTGGTAGAAATTCCATCCTTGTTCGGGACATAATCAAACTCGATGGTATTTCCTAAATGAATTACATTCGTTGGCCTCTCAGAGTCGCTCCCAAATCCAAGGGGGTTTGCGTGGACCCACGAAGCGTGGCAAGGGTCTATGCCGTTCTCGATGATCAACTGGGCCGATTGCTTGATGGTCGTCTCAAACCAGGCGGTGTTGAATCCAGGTGTGTTCGCATGAGGAATATCAGGCGGTTCTGGACCCTGAAGACCAGATGGACAGACCCACAAAAGTCCATTCTTTTCCAATGTGGTGAATTCATTAATTAAATACTCGGGCGTGCTGGACCAGGGCTGGGTGACAGATGATTCTGTATATTTCCAGCCATGGTATGGACACTCCACGCAACCGTCACGGACCTTGCCTGTGGACAGGGACGCACCGCGATGCCTGCACGCATCTGATTGAATGCGAGGGGTGTATTTATCATCACGCCAAACAACATAATTCTTATTCTTTAGAGTTACGCGCCGAGGCTTCTGGCCGAGCGTCGTTGTGCGGGTCACGGCGATCCAACCCTCCATATCTACCATGCGTAAGAAATCTTTAATATCCAGCCGTCTTGGCAATCAAATGCGCAACATGGGGATCCATTCTCCCGTGGTTACCCTTGAAACTCAGAAGGGCCAAAATCGCCTCACTACGAGAATTTTTTCGCTTGTTGTTTCTCATGATTGCGTTATCTATGAGCTTCCGTTCACGACTATTAGGATATTTCTCGAGATAGCCCTTGTTTTTCGCCTTCGCCCTAACGAGTATATCAAGTAATTTGTTAATATTAATATTATTCATGCCAGAACGACCACGCGTCACCGCAACCAGGAGCGGCGGGTGTTTCGTGTTTTTGTTGTTGTTTTTGTTCCCATTCACTTTCGCACCTTTGTTAATCAAGTATTTGATTATAGCAGTGTGATTTTTCCAAGCAATATTCTTGTTGAATTTATTTTTTGGAAAGTAGGTGCGCCCGAGGGCTGCTATAAAAGCATCTTGAATATTCTTTTTTCTTGACGCGTCTTTGTTGACGAGGTATTTCACAAGGGGCAAATGCCCGCGCTTCGCCGCAATCACAAGAGGGGTGTGATTATGGGCCCGATTCACAGAATTCAGGCTGACTCCTTGGTTCAAAAGAGTCCTGACCCTATTCATGTCTCCGTTCCATGCGGCATTATGAATATTCATTCTTAATATTACTAAAGTTTTTAAAAGTTTTGTTGTACATGTATCCTCTCTTGGCGAAAAGTGTTCCAGGAGGCGCATAGGCCCGCTCCTTCCATATCTCTTGGGCCGCTATTATTTTGTCCTCATCACGGACGATACGTCCGTCGGGTAAAAGGTATACATTCTCTCCCATTGGATTGATTCTCCGTTTTTTATCAAGATCTTTACAAAAGTCTCCCAACTGGTAGAACTCTATGATGTGACCTTCCTCTGAACGAGGAAACATATCCATCTTATTAAAAATAAGATCACAATCTTTAGTATATGGAGCGTGAAGAGTGTCCTATATGTACGTCCGAACTTGATGGAACTCTTGCGACGCTCGGATGCTGTAAGAAGGTTATGCACGTTGAGTGTCTTGTGAAATGTATGAAGGTGAAACTTTCGTGCCCGATGTGCAGGGCCGCGCACGAAAATCTCAGGATGGTCCAGGATGTTGAGAGTCAGATTCTCGTCCCCGTGCCCATGCCCGTCCCAGTTAGAAATTATCATTTTTTCAGGGATGTTTTTGCTTGTTCTTTCTGTATTACTATATTAATTTTATCAACGGCTTACTATGGATGAAATACAGGGAGCAGGGCGCCGCTTGGGTCGGTCGCCTCTACCCACCGCGGCATCCACTTATAGGGAACCAGATGGTCCAAGGATCCCTTGAAGTGAGAACTAAAAATCTCTTGGTACTTGGCCTCTCCAAGCTTTCGGAGGGCCGTAGCCCACTCATAACCAACGGCATCACTCATACCGTTCTTCTGGCGCCAGGCAATCTCTCGGGGCAACAAGTCCTCGAATGCCTTGCGCAAGAGGTACTTTTCGCAGCCGTCCCGGGGCATCTTCAGCTCCGTGCTGAAACCATCCATCACATAGTCTATCACGTCCCGATCGAAGAAGGGGACCCGCAACTCCAGGCCATGTGCGGCCGTTGTGCGGTCGGCTCGGAGAACATCGAACATATGTACATCCTGAACAAGGCGGTTCGTCTCGGTCCGAAACTTGTCGACACTCGGCGCCGAGTGGAAGTACAGATAGCCTCCAAAGAGTTCGTCCGAGCCTTCTCCACTCAGAATGACTCGAATATCAGTATTCTCCTTGATATACTTACTCAAGAGATACATTGGCACGGAGGCTCGGATGGTCGTCGTATCATAAGTCTCCAGGTGCCAGATGACCTCCTTGAGCGCCTTGAGACCCACCTCGACCGTGAAGTGAACCTCGGTGTGTTCAGAGCCGATAAACTTGGCCATCTCACGCGCGGCCAGGAGGTCTGGGGCTCCTTCAAGTCCAATGGAAAATGTCTTGATCTTCCCAAGTTTCTGCGCTCCAAGGGCTGCCACGATAGAAGAGTCGAGGCCTCCGCTCAAGAAGAAACCTACAGGTCGGCCCGCATGGACACGCAGGTCCACCGCCTCCGTCAAGAGGTGACGAATATGAGACTGTACAAAGGCTTCGTCGGTGTCATCGCGCGGGCAAGGCCAGTAATTAGGAGACCAGCAAATAAACTTGTCCAGACGGGAATCATACAAGTGTCCGGGAGGAAAGATGTCTACACGGCGGTGGAACTGGAGTAGCGCCTTGGCCTCTGAGGCGAACGCGATGCCCTTGGCGTGACGACAATAGAACAAGGGACGGACACCGACCGAGTCGCGTGCTGCCCAAGTGTCTACACCATCTGTATACACAAAAGCAAAGTCGCCCCGGAAGAGTTCACAGGCTCGGGAAAGTCCATATTCCTCAATAACGGGCAGGATCACCTCGCAGTCGGAGAGGCCCTCAAATCCACCAAGTTCAAGATAGTTGTAGATTTCGGCATTGGCTACAATCCACTTGCCGTTGTGCTCGATTGGCTGAAGACCCTCTAGACCACCATTTACGGCCAGTCGCCAGATGACCATTCCGTCCATATTTACATACTGGTCTGGCCCTCGGTGCTTGAGGACGTGCTCAGGGGGCTTTGTGCCTGCGGTACACATGTAGATTCCGCACATAGTTACTTACAAAAGGCCCCTACTCTTTAGGTAATCTCCTAAACTCTTTGGTGGCTCGACCCATAGTTCACGCCACTGGCCAATAAGGCTTGTTCCCTGAGGGATCAGACTCAAATTGTACAAAAGGAAAACAATCAAAGATCCCTGGATATCTATGGGTGCCTTGCGCACGAGCCATGCTGCCAAACCGTGAGTCACAAGAATAAAAGCCGAAACTCCAGGGTCCATCCGCTTGCGCATCAACAAACGCACGATCCCTGCAAAAACTATAAACAAAAAATTTAAAAATAAAATTAATTTTGGACTTGGAACGGGAAGGCCTGCAGCCCACAGAAGCCCTAGGCCGTATCCCCAGTATGAAAACAACTGATACCAGTTGCCCATCTATTATCTACTCGTATAATAATAATGGGAAAGTGCCCATATAAGAATATTTTTGGCGCGCCAGGAACGGGTGTCCATCGGTGGCGGATCCCTATTCTCAACATCGCCCTTGTCGACACGGTGGTGACGGTCCTCTTGGCTTTTGGAATTTTCAAAATATTTAATTTTAAAAGTTTTTGGATTGTCATGATCTGGACATTCATCGTGGGTGAGATTTTTCACTGGCTCGCATGCACTCGAAGTCAAATTATAAAGTTTTTGGGATTGTAAAAGACAATGAGGACATGTCCCAAGGAACAAAGTGATGTCTTTCTCAAGACGAGTTTACTCACGTTATTAACCACCGTCGCGGCCGCATGGAAAGGGGACATGAAGGGCTCTTTGTGTTCATTGGCCATAGTTGGTACTTCCCTAAACTACTGGAGATATCCCGTATATGGATTCAGGCGTAACATGGATATAGCAACGGTTTCGTCGTGTAGTGTTCTAAACACCTACACATCTTTTTACTCGGAAAACCAATTGTATTTTTTGATTCTGACCCAAGCAGCAATTATGTGTTATGTTGTAAATAGATATTATCAGACTATCATACTTCATTGTCTGGTTCACATCCTAGGGAACATGGCGAATGTGATAATGTATAGAAAAATAAACTTTGTAAAACTTAATGGTTAATGTCATCGTTATACCTGCTTTGACAGTTGCGGCCCTTACGGCTCTTCAGGTCGTGATACAGAAACACGCCGTCAAGAATCTTAGCCACCACATGATTTTAGTAATTTCTTCAGTAATATACTTTGCCTTGACACTTATGTACATAGGGTGGCATGGTGAACACCTAAGTACAGAGATGCGAAGTCTGGCCGTTCCAGTGGTCTTGGCCATACTGGCCGCGACAGTCTTTGGCTTTTTGGCCAACATTCTTTATTTTAGTATTATTCACCATGGTGAAATATCACTCGTGACTGCACTGACCTCAACAGTTCCCGTTTTTGTAGCAGTCTTGGCGGTTCTCATTTTGAAAGAGAGCATCGGTCTCAAACAGATTGCGGGGATTGGCGCTGTTGTCGGTGGGACAATTTTATTGTCTTAGAGTAAATGTCGTTGAACAATAAGATTATAAAGTTGGCCCGACGTGAATATCGCGCGCGTAATAACGAGGGTCAGGGGCGGCTTGCCAGGATTGAAATGAACATTATGAATATTAAGAACGGAAAGACTAATGCACAAAAGGCGCATATAAATAGGTTACGTGCAGTGGCCTATCGCGGGATAGAGAGCGAAAATGCGAGGCGCCAGGCTCGTCGCAAGAGTCCTTCACGGACCGCGCGCGTTAATAGTGCTGCGCGCAAAGCAGCAGTCCGTCTGCGTAAACCAATTATGAATCGTCGTATAGCTGCCACAATCCATCAGCTTAGAAATATTCTTCCTCGAAATGTTCTTGAAAAGATTATAAAAAATAGTAAACGCATCAGCCCCGCGAGGCGCTAGCCGAACGCTGACGTGCGAATTCGCGCCGTAACTTGGCCGTTGGTGAGCGCGAGGGCGAGGGCGAGGGCGAGGGTACGTGCCTACGAGCGCGGCCAGGGACGACTTTCCTGGGGCGAGGTGACTCGTTGATTGGGGAAAGTTTACGCTTTGAGGTGACGTTTGGGGAGAGATTGAGTTTCATGCGCTCGCAGCCTCCAGTTGTGTTACTCATATTGCAGAATTTCCTTTTCTTGTAAAACGCTTTTGCATTTTGTACTGGGTCATGAATAACTACGCGTTTTAATCCTAACTTTTTTGCGTTATTTTTAATGGCATTCATAAGGCGTGTCCCCCAGCCTGGCTGACCCGCTGGAGGGCGTTTGTTCTTCCGCGTGTTGGCGGCGATGAGTTCCAGTTGAAGATAATTTGTAAAGTTTTTGACTGCTGCGAACCCCCTGAAGCGTCCGGCATTATCGAGGACGACATATCGCCTGTTTGTTTTACTTGTGATGTATCTGCGAACAGCTTCAGTTGGAACCATAAAGAGATTTGCAGACATCATTACTGCTTTATTATAGACTTTTGGATCACGAAGGAGTTTATTTGCGTTCTTGCCTCGTTTGATGGTCATATTATAAATATACAATATTATCTAAGGGTCCCTAGGCTAAGGGCCAACTCGGGCAATGAGCTCACCTGCGGACACCAGAGGCGCACATCTTTGCGTTCGGTGAAGTGGATCGGGCGCCAGTTCGGAAAGGCGCGCACGGCCCCGAGGTTCTTAAGAGAGTCGTCTACATAGTAATAAGAATCACAGGCCGAGTCAAACTCTTTGTAAAAAGACTGGTCCGGCTTGAAGTTGGCCACGGAAGTGTCGGGTCCTGGGCACCGAATGCTGACTTGGTCATTTATGGCAAGAGCGACTGGACGAACCCACTGATAAGGCGCGTTTGAAAACAGAGTCACTGGCCATCCACGTTCAGTCAGGGAATGGACCGTTTCGGCATCGAGCCGAAACTCATTAGATCCTACAATATCCATCAGATGGGTCATCAGACTCTTGTCATAGACGAAATCGTTAAAATCCGAAGCGTCTATGCCAAACGCACTCTTTAGCCCCCTGGCTGTGTGTCCATGTGACAAGTACAAGACTTTGTTCGTTTCTTCGGGGTCAGGACAATCTGGTAACTTTTTGGCGACATAACGCACTGCATTATGCTTGACGTGTTCAAGAAGGGGTTTATTACGCAACAAAACACCATCAACATCTAGAAGAAGACATCGTGACATCCTAATTATCTAGCCATATAATGTCCCTCTTAAGTCCCATTTTCCAGCAGTAATAAAAACAGTCAAAATTACATTTACTTTCATAATTCTCTGGAACTTCCCCGTTGACCAATTTCACAAACTGGATGCGCTTTCGCGGGATGATGATTTGGATAGGGTCTTCGGTCTTGGCGAATAGCGAGCGCATGTACTGCGTGCAGATCTTTGGACTTGGCATAATGAGCATGAAAGGCTTGCCGATCTCGACCAGGCGCTTGAGGACGTCTGGGACCATCGTAAATGGAGGATTACTCACAATAATGTCCCCCTTGTTGGTCTGAAAAAAGTCCTCGTCCTCGTGGATAACCTGAAAGCCAATCTCTCTCAGAAGCTGGCCCGAGCGCCCATCGCCATAAAAGGGCTCCCAGATGACCTTGTCTTTTGGAATAAACTGCTGGACAGCCTCCCATGCTGACTTGGGTGTCATGTAGTCATCGTGTTTTGTAAAAGTCTTGGTGTGGAAACTGGCCATCTATTATATAAAGATCAGAGATCCTTAACTATTAGAATGGCCCTCAATGTTCAACGTCTTGTTACTCACGCAACTCTTCCAGTCCGTTCCACCCCCGGAGCGGTTGGTTATGACCTATTCAGTATTGACAACTATGTCGTCCTTCCTGGTCATAGGGTCGTTGTCGCGACCGGCATTAGCGTCCAGATCCCACAAGGAACTTATGGACGTATTGCACCTCGCTCTGGACTTGCCGTAAAGCACGGTCTGGACACACTGGCTGGAGTCATCGACCCAGATTATCAGGGCGAGATTAAGGTGGTCCTGCAGAACCTCGACACCCGTCAGCCCTTTGTGATCCGTCCCGGATACCGGATCGCTCAACTCATTCTCGAGTCGTGCGTGACCCCTGATGTGGTCGAGGTGGCCAACGAGAACCTCGCTCAGACTGAGCGCGGCGATGGCGGCTTTGGGTCCACGGGGGCTTAGAAAGAACAAACTCTAAAAAATAAACAAAATGGTAACCTTTCAAGCAATCGCCTGGGAAGGATACGATGATGAGGCTGGTCAGTACATCGTACGGGCCTATGGTCGGACCGAAGACGGCAAGTCAGTGGCTGCCAGTACCGTCTTCGAACCGTACTTTTTTGTAAAAATGAGAGCAGATATTCCAGAGGTTCGTGGAGCCAAGATCGAGTACCTTAGCGCCAAGGATCTGTGGGGCTTTCAGAACGGTGCCCGCACGCGCTTTGCCAAACTGACCTTCCGAACCTTCAAAGAGTTTCGCTCGGCAATGTATTCTCTTCAGCGTGAAAAATGGAAGATTTACGAAGCAAATCTTGACCCAGTCCTACGCTTCATGCACGTGTCTGGCTGTACCAGCACAGGCTGGATTCAGGTTTCTGAAGATATGGACGACCCAGATACACGCTGCGACCTAAACTTCCGTGGGACTTTTACTCCCTTGAAGGACAAGGACTCGATTGCTCCCCTGAAGGTGATGTCGTTTGATATTGAGTGCTACTCGAGCACGGGAAACTTCCCCGATCCCAAGATTCCAGGAGACTGTGTATTCCAGATTGGTATGACGACTGCCCATTTTGGCCAGGGAGGCGAGTCCACGAAGAAGTGCCTTTGTCTTAAGCAGACTGACGGGCCCGACTGCGAGTCCTTTGAGACTGAGCGGGAACTCCTCGAGGCTTTCGGCAAGTATCTGGCAGAGATTGACCCAGATATCATCACAGGCTGGAACATATTCGGGTTCGATCTCGAGTTTCTCTTTGTCCGTGCGAGTCGTCTCGGCGTCGAGACGCTCTGGGGCCGCCGCACAGACTTGCCCTCAGAACTCACAATCAAGCATCTGGCCTCGAGCGCTCTGGGTAGCAACGAGCTCAAGATGGTCCCTATGGTTGGCCGCTACGTCTTTGACCTTTTCCAGGACATCAAGCGTGAGCACAAACTCGAGTCCTACTCACTGAATGCCTGTGCCAAGCACTTCCTCAAGGACCAAAAGATGGATATGCCCGTCAAGGAGATCTTTTCCCGATTTCTAGAGGGAGACCCCAAGCGCCTCGGCGAGGTGGCCGAGTACTGCATCAAGGATACGGTCCTGCCTCACAAGATTATGGCCAAGGTCTGCCAGCTTCAGAACCAGATCGAGATGGCCAAGGCGTGCTGGGTCCCTCTGTCTTTCTTGAGCGAGCGAGGCCAGCAGATCAAGGTCTTCAGCCAGATGGCGTACAAGGCGCGTCAGCTCGGCTTTCTCATCCCGACCATTCGGCGACCCGAAGGTCCAGTGGATGGCTATGAGGGCGCGACGGTTCTGGAGGCGCAGACTGGCGCATACTACACTCCCATCACGGCACTGGACTTTGCCTCTCTGTACCCGAGTATCATGGTCGCACACAACCTGTGCTACTCGACACTCGTGATGGACAAGCGGTATGCGAACCTGCCAGGGGTTACGTACGAAAAGTACGGAGAGCACACCTTTGCGCAGACGGATGCGGACGGAAATCCAGTAGTCAGCCTACTGCCTTCTATTCTCACGGACCTCAAAGCCTTCCGCAAAAAGGCCAAGAAACTGATGGCGACTGCAGAGGGGACGCCGATGGAGGCGGTCTATAACGGCCAGCAGCTCGCCTACAAGATCAGTATGAATTCCATTTACGGTTTTACTGGGGCCGGCAAGGGGATGCTCCCTCTGATCGCAATCGCGAGTACCGTGACGATGAGAGGTCGTCAGATGATTGAGGAGACGAAAAACTACGTGGAAGCTCACTTTCCAGGGGCGAACGTAAGGTACGGAGATACTGACTCAGTAATGGTTGAATTTGATGTACAGGGGCGTACAGGTCAAGAGGCTATTGACTACTCGTGGGAGCAGGGTCTGCTGGCAGCCGAACAGTGTACGAAACTCTTCAAGGCGCCGAATGATCTAGAGCTCGAGAAGGTCTATTGTCCCTACTTTCTGTACAGCAAGAAGCGCTACGCAGCCAAGATGTGGGAGGGAAAGACACGGCCAGACGGCTCAACGGTTGTCGTCTTCAAAAAGGTGGACATCAAGGGTCTCCAGGTTGTTCGGAGAGATAGTTGCCCCTTTGTCCGCGAGACGCTCAAGAAGCTTCTAGATATGATGCTCGAGAGCAGCGACCCGAGGCCCGTCATAGCATTCGCTCGCCAGGCTTCTGAAGATCTCTCCTCCGGAAAGGTCACAGTCGACAAGCTTCTGATGAGCAAGCAGCTTGGTTCCGACTACAAGGTTCCTATGCCGCATGTGGCCGTGAGGGACAAAATTCGCTCTAGAGCACCAGGCTCGGAGCCTCAGCAAGGTGACCGTGTCGCCTTTGTGGTTGCCAAGGGCCCAGGAAAGCTCTATGAGAAGGCGGAGGACCCTGAATGGGCCAAAGAGAAGGGAGTTCCGATCGACTACCAATACTATTTCTTGAACCAGATGAAGAAGCCCATATGTGACCTGCTTGAACCCCTTGTGGGTGCTTGTCCCGAGCGTCTCATATTTGGGGCGGCAACGGCGGGCAACAAAAAAGGCACGTACGATTCCAAGATGAAAAGTATAGATTCTTATTTTAAGAAGGCGGTCGAGTCATGAGTAAGGAGATGGAACAAACAATCATGCAAGCCGTTGAGACAGAGGTCGACCGCCGGGTCTCTGATCGTCTGGCGGTTGTCTTGCATCACATCTCAAAAACATATCGGCTCTCCTATGAGAAACTGATGAAGGAGACGGCGACCCTTGAGGTTACTACTGGTCAGTGTCTTGGCCTGATTGGCTCGGGCAAGAGGTGTACACGGCACGCGAGGTTCGAGGGCTACTGCAAGTCACACAGGGACCAAAAGCCAATTGTGAGGATGAAAGATGAGCCTGGTCTTGACCCGGCAGGGTCGGTCACTCCTCACACGCACACATTACCGCCATTTTTCCTGGCGGGTTGTCCTGCGTGTGAAAAGGTTTCTTCACGCCCTCGCTTAAACATTTAGACCGAGGGAGGCCGCGGGGCCTCTTTCACGAGACCAAGCCTTCGGCTTGAGGCTCCAGGCTTAAACATTTGAGGGCCCTACTAACTAATGAGTCAAGGTCGCTCAGAGCTTCTGCTCGAGTCTCTCACGAAGTTTTACTCTGAGCCCGAGAACTCGACAAAGCTCAAAGATATCCTCACGACCAAGTCACAAGGAATTTCCCTTAGGAACCTGGAGTGGTTCGTGACAAACTATTCAAAGAATCGCCACGTGACATACGACTCCCCTACAGGCCGACCCTTCACTGTCCATGTTGCTTATAAGTCGAGTCTTGACGGATACTCTAAGAAACTTTTTGATCCTTTTTGTAGGACGGAGCGCATAGAGTTTCAGGGCCTTAGCACGACCGTAGCCCAACTTAATTTTATCAAGTGGTGCCTGACCAATGGCATCATTGACTACATGATTAAAGATAAGATACGCCCGCAAAACCATTCTTAAACTGTAAAACCGAGAACCCATAGTAGAAAAGGTACAGATTGTAACTCTGAAGCGCCGTGGCATACTGTGGTAAGAATGTAATTGTCAGATTGGAAGTTTGTGAATTAATTTTTGAAAAATTTAGATACCCACCCGAATTGTATTCTGTTATATTCAATCCGAATGAGTACATGTAAATATTCTTTTGAGGAACGGACAGACCGTGCTGCATAGGCTGCAGAAAGGATGTGTAAGGCCCGTTGGCGAATGTGTCTAGAATATCCTGATTATTAATTGTAATCTTTACCGCCTGGATAACATCTGTGTAGTTGACTGAAGTGGTCTGTGATGCTGCTCCAAAGTTTAGTGGAATAGCCGCCGTCTGATATTGCGTAGCGTAACCATAAAGGTATCTTACGGCATAATATGAAGATGATGTTGATTCATAGGCCTGGTTTCGAATAAACCAGGCAATCATTTGTACTGGAAAATTTGCGCTGATATTTGTAGTCACTGTACCTGCATAGGGTGCCGTGCCATCGCGCTTGACGACAGGAACTATATACCGGAGGGGTGAGTTTCTGTAATACATTCTCTCAGAATCCGTAATCTTCACATACTCAATCAAAAGTATAGGGTTCTGTATATCCAGAGTTCCTGAATAGTTTGTAAACCAGTATTGAGGTCTAAAAGTAAATTTTATATAAACTCTTTGTCCTCCCCAAAGGGCACACAAGGGGAAGAAGGGTTTTCGGAGGCGCTCACGTCCTTTATTTCCACCACTGTGCCTTCTACAAAAGAAGAACTCGAGTGGTATGGTAAGCGGCACTGGAGTTGTTGGTGATATACCAGTTGTACCAGTTGGCTGACCTCCGTTGACCTGGTTAAACATACCTATTTGCTCATCATAATCAAGGAATACCTGATCTTTGATAAAGAGCCAGTCATCGTATATAGACTCTACAACAACATCGTCAATAATAAAATCAACCTGCTGAATAATGGCCCGACCTATCTGATTGGTGTAGCTGCTACCGGCTGGTAAGCCAGGCAAGGTGCACTGAAGGAACATGTTCGCCAACAGATCGCCCTGATTTTTTGGCTGTATTTGAACAATACACGTTCCAGGTGAAGATGCCTGAATAAAGGAGTTTGAAGAAATGGGGGTTAAATTTAGGTAATCTTGGTACAGAACAGAGTTTGTATACTGCTCGTATTTTGGTGTCCACTGGCTCTCTGTAAAGTTGTGAATATTTGAAATATATTGTTCTTGAGGTCCAAAGGCTTCAAGGGATAACACGCCGCCTGCATTGAAGCCTAGATTGCGTTTTTCCGTGAGGGGCTCTGGAGCCAAAGGGGGGACTGGAACATTCTCGTTTAGATCACGCATATGGTTCGGAAGAACCTTGAAGTTTGAGTCCTCGATAGGGGCCCTGACGAGCGGCTGCACTGTGGAAACTTGGGCTGGTACAAAGGCGGTAGAGGTGTTCGGGTTGAACAGACCACCCTGAGCATTTACCGGAACCCCATTGGGATACGCATCAGTGGATGGGAGCATCGGCATGAGCACTTGACCCTGACCCAATGCCATGAGCATTATTTTATCATTAAGAAAGCCATCTACCAATTTATTTCGTCCTACCTTCATTCGGAACCCAATAGCATTTGTAATTTCAGGGAGACCGGACAGAACTCCCTTGAGCTGCGTGGGGTCGGCGAGAATAGAGTCTGATGTGAGTCCAGTTTTAGAAACAAAAAAATTTAAAAGATTTTCTGACTGAGATAGGTAACTGGAGAGCTTGTTTGGGTCACTGAAAATGTATGAACTTAGTCCTAACATCTTTCCGCCCAGCACCTCGGCCAAGGTGGCGACTTGGCGCAGAACCGACATGAGCTTTTGAAGAGCTGACGGGGCTGGGGGAGATGACAGGGGCTGAGGTGGTATTGGTGTGGCCGTGAGTATTCCATTGTAAGATACTCGGCCAATAACTCCTGACTGAAAAGAGACTGATGCAACATTTAGACTGAAGGGCATACCCGGGAGCCCCGAGATCGTCCAGCCAGACGTGACCGCCGGGGGCAAGGGAATACTTGAATAAAACACAACTAGACCCATTTGAGTAAAGTAAGATCCCGTCAGGGTGGGAGGAGGCGGAGGCGCTATGATTTGTGTTGGCGCCACGATTACTGCAGCGGCTTGCTGGACCCCTTGAATAGTCTGAGGGACGTTTACTTGGAAATCTATAGTTGCATTGTAGGGCCCGTTTTGAGGAAAGTTCCCTTGCTGAAGGGTAGTGGCTACGACTCGGGTATCTCCTTGAATGCCCGATAGCCCAGTTAGCGTCCAGCCATATTGAACACCTGGAGGCATTGGCGTTTGGACGTAAAATGTTATTACGTTGGCCACTGTTTTAGAGGCTGCATAGAAGCCATTTATCTGGGTGGAGGCCATACTATTTTATACAAACATAATATGGATGATAGCCTTATCGCAGCTATCCTCGCTCTACTCATCATACTTGCGTGGAGAAAGGGTGAAGAATACACATCTTTCAAATCACAAATTGCAAACCTCGATGTCCTCAATGCACACGAGGTGAACATCCATTTCAAAGACTCTGACTTTAACCAGATGGACTCGAAGCTCTCTCCCTCAGTAATGTTCACTGGCGGCCCTCCAACGGTCAATCCAGTAACTGGTCCGACGTTGACCAACGGCCCAGCACTAATCAACACTGGGCCAGTAATCGGACCTGTCGCACCTCCTGTGGCCGCTAGCATATCACCAGCAATGACCACGGCTCCTTCGGGGGCCGTTCTCGCCTCAGCGGTTCCATCAGCGGCGGTCATATCCTCCCTCCATCCAGCGGCAGCAGCGGCTGTTATAGCCTCCCTTCCTCCCTCAACAGCAGCGGCGGTCGTCGCTTCCCTT